AAATATGGACCAGGTACTATTTCATTAGAAACTGGTGAATTTTTACCAAGTAAATAAAATTTTGAAAAAATTTAGTATATTTATCATAAAAATAACATAAAATGGCAGAAACATTAATTTCCCCAGGAGTATTAGCAAGAGAAAATGATCAATCTCAAGTAACTTCACAACCAGTACAAGCAGGAGCTTGTTTAGTTGGACCTACAGTTTTAGGTAGAGTAGGAATTCCTAAATTAGTAACTACATACTCAGAGTATTTATCAAGTTTTGGTAGTACATTTGCAAGTGGATCGAATGAGTATTCATATTTTACATCAATTTCAGCATTTAACTACTTTAATAATGGTGGTACATCTTTAATTATAAATAGAGTAGCTTCAGGATCATGGACACAAGCAAATACAACATCAGATCCTATTAGAAATGATTTAGAAAGTGGAAATTTAACCCCAGCTCCCTATAGCTTTACAGGTTCTATGGGTGCAACTGCTCAATTTGGTACTGCTTTTAGTAATACGGCTGCAGCTGCAGCTCCATATACTAGTACTATATTTAATGTAAATAGAGATACTAAATTAGGTTCATTTACTAGTAATGTTTTAGCTAAACCTTTAAAAGCCTCAGTGGCTGCAAATATTACTCCTGTAGCAACAGGAACTTATAATGCTGTACCTATAACAGTAGGAACAAATGCAACAGCAACAGCAAATTTTGTAATTGTAGCTAATGATTATACGAATGGAGGTTCAACAGTTGCAATAGCTTCTGCAGGTAGTGGGTATAAAGATGGTGAATCAGCTGTAATTGCAGAAGGTGCTTTAGGAGCAGGTTTCTTTAAATTACAAGCAAATACAACAAATATAGATAATTCAACACTTGTTGGTACTGACGCACCAGCTCAAACATTAACAGCTGCATTTACAGGTGGTACAGGTACAGGAGCAGCATTTACGGTAGATACAATTAAAGCTGGAACATTAGCTCCAGTATCAACACAAACTACAGGATTATCAGGTGCTGCAGTAGCAGCAAGTTCTTATGACCCAGGTAGCACAGGTGCAATTACAATTTTAGATTCAATGGTTAGTGCTGGGGCTGGAGCTCAAGGTGGAACAGTTACAGTATTAGTTGATGGTACAGGAGCAGTAGCTTCTATCGACATAGCAACTGGTGCTTCAACAGGATATACAAACGTAACTGGAACAATTACATTAACCCAACCACAGTTAGTAGCTGCTGGATTAGCAGTTAATGTGGGAGGTGGATCATTAATAATTACTTTAACTAATGCTAATATTAATACAATAGTAGGAACAGTTACTCCAACAGTTAGAGGAGTAAATTACATTGTAGGAGATGTAATTACATTTGCGGCAGCAGATATTGGAATTACAGGATCAGGTACAGCTACATTTACTGTAATTGCAGGTGTTTCAACTCAAATAGAAGGCTCTCCAGCAACTACATTTACAATTGCAGGTCCATCAGCAGCAGGAACAACACAAATAACAAGTAACTTACTAATTCAACTAACTTCAGTAACATTAAATACTCAAGGGTCATCTAATTTTAAAGATATTTCTTCAGTAACAATCCCATTAGCTAATATAGGATCACCATCAACAGATGCAGTAATAACTTTTACAAATGCTGATAAAGTAGATGAAGAAAGTTTTACATTACAAGCATTAACTGATGGAACAATAATGAATAGTGGAACAAATCCACCTGTAGCAAATGGATCAAATGGAACATTAGCACTTGGTACAACAGATAATGTAAGATGGGAAATACAAGCTACAGATACAGCAACTGGAACATTTAGTTTAATAATTAGACAAGGTAATGATACACAAACATCTAAAAGAATACTTGAAATATTCCCTAATATATCGTTAGATCCAAAATCATCTAATTATATTGAAAGAGTAGTAGGAAACCAAACAAAAGTACTTAATGGGTCAGGAACTTCAGATCCATTCATAAGCACAGAAGGATCTTTTAGAAATGGTTCAAGATATGTAAGAGTAAGTAATGTAGCATTTCCTACTCCAAATTATTTTGATAATAACGGACAAGCTAAAGCAGCATTTGCTGATTACCTACCAGATGTATCCAGTGGATCATTTGCTTTAGGTGAAGGAGCATTAATTACTAGTGGTGCTGGATATGAACAAGAATTATATTACGATAAAATTGGTGATGACAATTCACAAGGAATAAAAGATGGCGCAGCTAATGGAATTACTTCTTATACAGATGCGTTTAATGTATTAGCTAATAAAGATGATTATCAATATAACATCATAACAGCTCCTGGTTTATATTATTCAAGTGGAACTTGGAAAACATTATTAGATTTAATGGTATCAAATACTGCAAATAGAGGAGATGCTATAGCAATTATAGATACAGTTAACTATTCAGGAGGAACTGTTGGAACAGCCGTATCAACAGCTGCAGGTTTAGATAACTCATATGCCGCAACTTATTGGCCATGGGTACAAATAGTAGATCCTAATACAGCTGATTTAGTATGGACGGTGCCTTCATCGATGATTCCGGGTGTGTACGCGTATAATGACAGAACAAGTGAAGCTTGGTTCGCTCCCGCTGGTATCAATAGAGGTGGTTTAAGTACGGTAGTACAAGCTCAAAGAAAATTAACTCAAACTAATAGAGATACTTTATATGTAGGAAAAGTTAATCCAATAGCTACATTCCCAGGAAGAGGAGTTGTAGTATTTGGTCAGAAAACATTACAATCCCAAGCATCAGCTTTAGATAGAATAAATGTTAGAAGATTATTAATAGCATTAAAATCGTATATTGTACAAATTGCTGATAATTTAGTATTTGAACAAAACACTGCGGCAACAAGAAATAATTTCTTAAGCCAAGTTAATCCATATATGGAATCAGTACAACAAAGACAAGGTTTATACGCGTTTAAAGTTGTAATGGATGCTTCAAATAATGGACCAGATGTGGTTGATAGAAACCAAATGGTAGGTGCGATTTATGTTCAACCAACTAAAACAGCAGAATTTATTTATTTAGATTTCAACATTTTACCAACTGGAGCAACATTTCCATCATAAGAAGTATAAAACATAATATGTATAATAAAATAAAACAATAATAAAATGGCAGTAGTAAATCCAAACGAAATGTTTTTCACAGCTTTTGAACCAAAAGTTGCCAATAGATTTATAATGTATGTAGATGGTATACCATCATATATGATTAAAGAGGTAGGTGAGATTAAGGTAGAGCAAGGTGAAATCGTATTAAATCATATAAATACTTATAGAAAAGTAAAAGGAAAAGCTAAATGGGCTGATTTATCAATGACGTTATATGACCCAATTACACCATCAGGAGCACAAGCTACTATGGAGTGGGTTAGATTACATCATGAATCAGTAACTGGTAGAGATGGTTACAGTGATTTCTATAAAAAAGATTTAACTATTAATGTATTAGGTCCTGTAGGAGACGTAGTTTCTGAATGGATAATTAAAGGTGCATTTATAAAAGATGCAACATTTAAAGGATTTAATTGGGATACTGAAGCGGAAGCTCAAGATATCACATTAAATTTAGGAATGGATTACTGCGTATTGAATTTCTAAAAAAGAAATTACATATATTAAAGAATAGCTTGGCTTCGGTCAAGCTTTTTTTTATATTATATATGTATACATGAAATTAAGTTATAACAAATAAAAGATATGAGCGAAGAAAAACACAAATTCCCCACAGAAGTAGTAGAACTCCCGTCAAGTGGGATAGTTTATCCTGAAGATAACCCGTTATCATCTGGTAAACTTGAAATAAAATATATGACAGCTAAAGAAGAAGATATTCTTACAAATCAGTCATATATAAATGATGGTACAGTATTAGATAAATTATTAAAATCTTTAGTAATATCTAAAATAAACTATAATGATTTAATAATTGGTGACAAAAATGCATTATTAATAGCTGCTAGAATATTAGGTTATGGTGGTGAGTATGAGTTTAATTATAGAAATGAAAAAGTAAAAGTAGATTTATCTGCATTAGAAAATAAAAAAATAGATAAATCGAAATTTGAACAAGGAAAAAATGAATTTCCATTCACTTGTCCTAAATCAGGAACAATAATTACTTATAAATTATTAGATCATGGTGATGAACAAAAAATTGAAAAAGAATTAAAAGGATTAAAGAAAATAAATCCAAAATCTTCAGCGGATTTATCAACACGTCTTAAATATATGATAGTATCCGTAGATGGTTCTTCAGAAAAAAAAGATATTAGAGAATTTGTAGATGGTTATTTTTTAGCTCAAGATTCAAGAGCCTTTAGAAAACACATTAATGATTTTCAACCAGATGTTGATATGAACGTATCCATCACAACTTTAGAAGGTGGCGACGAGGACATAAATGTCCCGATAGGGCTTAACTTTTTTTGGCCTGACGCAAACTTATAGATTAAGTTTATTTGCTCAAATTCATGATATAGTATTCCATGGTAAAGGTGGTTATGACTGGCATACTGTGTATAATATGCCTATTTGGTTACGTAATTTTACTTTTAATAAAATAAATGATCATTATGAAAGAGAAAATGAAGAAGTTAAAAAAGCCCAAGGTAAAAGTGGTAATAGTAAATCGGTAACAACTGATGGTAAAGTAACATCTCCGGAATTTCTTAAAAACGTAAAACAAAAATCTCCATCATCACCTAATTATGTGACAAAGACATCTAAAAAATAGATGTTTTTGATATTTATAACAAAATTGACCATTGGCTGATAAAGAAAAACAATATAAAAATCAGGAAGAAATACTAAAAGCTATTAATGCTGAGTATGATAAAGAACTGAAATATAATCGACAGATACTTTCAATTCAGCAAAAATTAACAGATGCTCTTATTGCTCAAGAACGTTTATCTGAAAAGACCTTACAACAAATGCAAAGTAAGGCTACAGTTGCCTTAAATAGAATTGCTGCAGCAGAAAGAGCAACTAGTCAAGAGCAAGTAACCTTAAATAATGTTGAAAAAGAATTAGCAATAAGACAAAAAGTTAATGCTTCTTTAGGAATTGGAGGTAGTATAATTAAAACATTAGCTGGGTCTTTAGGAGCATTTGGAAAAACTTTAGGTTTAGGAGATGCTGCTAAAGCTATGGAAGATGCAGCATATGAGGCTGATTCATTAAATAAAAGTTTTTCAAAAACACAAGCTCTTGCTGTAGGTTTAAAATCTATAGGTGGAAGTATTGCAAATTCTTTAACAGATCCTTCTGTTATTATTGGATCTATTTTAGCATCTTTTGGTGAACTTCAAAAAGCCGAAAAAGAATTTAGACAACAAACAGGACAATCATTAGAATCACAAGGTGTACTTAATAGTAGTATGGCTACTGGGGTAGACTTTATGAAGGCTGCTACCTCTTTATCTAAAGAATTAGGAGTAAATGCCAGTAACATATTTAAAGCTGAAGATATAGCCGAAGTAGCTGAATTAACTGAAAATATGGGCTTATCAGCTCATTCAGCAGCAGTTTTAGCTAAATTAGCTAAAAAATCAGGACAAGAACTATCAGTAGTAAAAGATAATATAGCATCAGCAGCAAATGATTTTGTAAAATCTAATATGATATCTCTTAATCTTAAGGATGTAATGGAAGATGTAGGTGGTGCTTCTTATGCTATTCAGGCTTCAATGGGGGGTAGTGTAGAAAATATTCAAGCTGCAGCTATGGAAGCCCGAAAATTAGGAATTTCTTTAGAACAAGTAGATAAAATAGCAGGCTCATTACTAAATTTTGAAGAATCAATTGCAGCAGAAATGAATGCTGAATTACTTTTAGGAAGATCAATAAATTTAGAAAGAGCAAGGGGATTTGCACTTAATAATAAATTAGCTGAGTTAGCACAAGAAATAGGAAAACAAGAAGCTATAATGATGGCTTTTTCTACTGGAAACAGAATACAACAAGAAGCAGCAGCAGCAGCTATAGGATTAAGTAGAGAAGAATTAGCAAAAATGGTTCTTCAACAAAATATACAGAAATTTGGTAATATAGCTCAAGCAGCAGCAGCATCTGATATGAGTGTTACTGAAGCAGAAAGATTAACAACATCAGAACAATTATCTAAATCAGTAGCAAAAATTACACAAGGTCTTGCTGCAGCATTAGTACCAATAGCTGGATTTCTAGAAAATACGGCAGCTCTTTATACAACTATGGGTTTAATTGGGGGTATAATAACTCTTAAAATTGCAGGAGGATTAATTAAATCAACAAAAGAAGTAATTTCCTTTGGAGCTGCTGCTGCAAAATCTCTTGGATTAATGACAGCAAGTAAAGGTGGGGGTGCAATTGCTGACACAGCTTTAGACCAAGTAAAAAAAGTTTCTGAGGCAACTAAAAGTAGTGGTCCTGCAATGGGTGCGGCTGGAAGAGGTATTGGAATGTTTTTAAAAGGAATAGCAGTAGGATTTAGAGCATTAGCATCTCCAATGGTATTACTAGGATTAGCAGCAGTAACAGGAGCTATAATAGGTATAGGATTTGCAATGAAATTAGCAGCACCAGCATTTGCTACTTTTGGGGGAATTATATCCTCAATATTTGCAGGAGTAGCTACCGTAATTACAGCTGTAGCTCAAGGGTTTGTAAACTTAATGGGAGCTCTTAATATGGAAAATATTGGGCCTTTATTGTTATTAGGACCAGCACTATTAGGAATTTCAGTAGGACTTGCAGCTATGGCCGTATCAGGTATAATGGCATTACCAGCTATTGCTGGTTTAGTTGCTTTATCTTTAGTAGCAGAACCTTTAATAAGATTAGCAGAATTAGGAGTAATTGGAACTGGTGGAGGTGGAGAAGGTAAAGATAATGAAAAAGATTCAATGGTTGTTAAAAAATTAGATCAACTTATTGCAGTAGTACAAAGTGGTGGGGATGTAATATTAGATGGTAATAAAGTAGGAAGAAATCTATCACTTGCATCTTCTGGAATAGGTTAATATTTATAACAAAATAATTAAAATTTAAAACTATGGCACAATCATTAGAAAATAAATTCTTAGCAAATGGTTCTGGATTAGGATACCCTGTGTCTCCTGCAAGTCCAACACCTGTAGGTTCATCTAATACAGAAGCAAAATTATCAACACAACATTTTCAATACTCTTATATTGGAGACCCAAATATGTTATCTGTTAAACCTAGATATGATAATGCCGGTGGAGCATCAGGACCATCAGCTTTGCCATCACCTACAACATTACAGCCAGGTAATGGTCCTCAAAATGAAAGAGCACCATTAGCTGGATTTAACACATATAATTCTAATCAAACTTATGATGATTTTGTATTAGCTCAAGGAGGTACTGATATTAATAGGTTAAGAGATAATCAATTGTAAACACCAATAAATGTTAATAAATTCAACTACAGATTTAAATAAGTTGAAATTTACTACTAGTGGTGGTGATAGGTGGGATCAAGGTAAAAGTGGCCAACCTTATATCATCAAACCCATCCCAGGAGCAAATGATACTTTTGAACAACAACTTGATGGGCAACCTCTACCTAAAAGTGGGGTTGACTTTTTATTAAGAGGAGGATTAAAATCAGTTGATTCTGCATTAGATGATGTTAGTAGATTAACAAAAATGTTATTTGATACTAGATCACCAAATGGTTTTGAATTTATAGCTAAACAAAATGTATTATCTCGTCAAAATGTAAAAACAGAAGCATCTTTTGGAACTGGTTATGCTGGAGGAGGACTTAATCAAGGTGTATACTCAGCTGTAGGTACATTAGCTCAAGCAGGATTAGCTCCATTAGCCACAGGTGCCACTAATTTATTTGGTGTTAATCCTCGTACGGATATAAATCCTTTATCAGGTGATTTTGGAGATAATAAGTCTAATAATGGGGGAATAAATAGTTATTTTCATACTATAAATACTCAAAATATAATTCAAGATGGATCTTGGGCCTTTAATAATAGATTAGTTTTATTAAATGATGGGATTAATTTAGGGAATGAAGAAACAACAATTGGAGGAAATATTACATTAAACCCAAATAATGCTGGTGTTGATATATTAAATTATAGTGGGGGACCTGATTCTGTTTTATTATTTGGAAAAACTAATATAAGATTTGCAGATCAAAGAACAGGACTAAAAAATGCAAAATTACCTAAAGGTACTACTGGAGCAACTTCATTTATACAAGTAACAGGTCCTAATGATTATAGTGCTTTAAATACCCCAGGACATGGGTTTGAAGATATTGAAGCATCTATTACAGGAAATCCTTCTATAGAAGAAAATTTAAGAGTTAGTTCAATAATAAAATCAAATATATTTCATAAAGGTGCAACTAATTCCTTTTTAAATGCTCAAATTAATAGTGGCTTTTCTAATACTGATCTTATATTATCCGATTTAGAAGAAGGTTATAGTTTAGACCTAGAAAAAATAGATCAATATTCTGCTCAACCAGAAGGAGCTCTTAGATTATTTAATCCTAATGTTTATGAAAATGGGGGATCTTTAAAAAGTGATACTTCAAATAATTATATAACATGGAATTATGGTGCAGAATTACTAAATCAAGAACAATTATATTCTGCATCTTTAAATAATTCTGGGAATAGAAGTCAATTAAATATTTCTGATTTTAGAGAAGTTAAAAGGAACCAAGATAAATTCAAAGATCTTTTTGCACAACCAGGAGATGTAAGAACTAATAATGCACCTGTATCTTCAATATTATCATTAGCTCCTAATTATGCAACACAAAATAAAAATAATTTATTTAATCAAGGAGATCCTGGAAAATCAAATCCTACTACTGATAGATTAGGAACACCAGGTCTTGGTAAGAAAAATGTTTGGAATTATGCATATCAAGTAACAGGTAGTATGTCAAAAACAGCATTAGATAAAATAAATGCTTTAGCTATGTATACAGGCTCAGTGGGAGATAGTTTATTAAGATCAACAAGAGATTCTTGTAATTTTAATATAGCTGTAATTAATAATTATAATCAAGGAGCTAATAATACTTACATCCATTTTAGAGCATTTTTAGATGAATTTAGTGATAGTTATGGTGCTGAGTGGAATGAAGTTCAATATGTAGGTAGAGGAGAAAAACTATATAATTATGCTGGTTTTAATAGAGATATTAGTATTGGTTTTACAGTTTATGCTCAATCAAAAGCTGAATTAATTCCTATGTACAAAAAATTAAATTATTTAGCTTCAACACTAGCCCCAGATTATAATGATGCAGGGTATATGAGAGGAAATATAGTTAAAATGACAGTAGGAGGTTATTTATTTGACCAACCTGGAATTATAAAAAGTTTAAATTTTACAGTTCCTATGGAATCTACATGGGAGATAGCAATTGATACATCAGGTTCAAAAGACCCAGGTGTTAAACAATTACCACATATGATTAAAGTAACAGGATTACAATTTACTCCAATTCATAAATTTATTCCTGCATTAGCAAATAAAAAAGCTGGCTTAATAAATATAAAAGACCCAGATCAAAAATATATAGCATTAGCAAATAATAATTCTACAACAAATTATTCTGATGAATATGAAAATGATTTTGCAGCAACGGCTACTCCAGGTGAATATTTAACTCTTGAAGAAGCAGCAGCTGTGAATTCAAGTGGTTTAGTTGAAAATTAAATAAAAAGTCATGAATAGATATCAAAAAATAGAACAGATAAGAAATGAAAATCCCTTTGTAGCTACTATAGGTGATTTATATTATAACACAGTTTTTTATCCTGAGCTTGGAGCCCGTGAAAGTGATATTTATGTTGAGACAGAATTTGGTGATAGATTAGATTCTTTAGCATTCCAATTTTATGGTGATGTAACTTTATATTGGATAATATCTATAAGAAATCCTAATGTAGCTAATTTTGGCTCATTATATTTCCCACCCGGTTCAGTAATAGCTATCCCTCAAAATATAAGTGATATAATTGATAGTTATAATATTTTAAATGAACAATAATGGCTATAGGAAATATTCAAGGAGGACCTTTTGAAGATTGGGTAACAAATCAAATTGAACAAAGACAAATTTCTTTAGGAAGAGGTGTAGATAGATATGATAGTGAAACTGGTGCTGTAGTTGGTAAACAAAATCAAGATTTATTATATCAACAATCAAAAACTCCATGGCTTAGGTTAGCATCATCCATTAATATTAAAGAAACAGGTTATACAAATAAAGAAGGTGAATTTGTTCCTACTTATAGTGCTTTAAATAGACTATTATCCCTACCAGATATAAGTTTAAACGATATTGAAGGCACACAAGCTGCTAGAAATTTTATATTACAGGGTGGAGCTTTATCTCTTGAATATGGAAAAAGTTCTGGCATAAAATCATCAGTAGGTGATGATAGTGGAATAGTTTATGTAGATGGCACAAGACAAACATTTAACTCATCTTATGGTTGGGGAGGTACTTCTGAAAGAGGACTTGTTCCCATGCCTGGTATTACATCAGCAAATGTAAAATATGAAAATGATGGCGCTTTAACTAAAACAACTATCAATATTAAATGTTATAGTAGAACCCAATTTGCTTTAGTAGATACATTATATATGCGTCCTGGGTATACTTTATTATTAGAATTTGGGTGGAGTACTTATTTAGGAACTAACAATAATGGTCAATTACTTACTGGCGACACTGTTAATCTTCAAAATTCAGATGATTTTTTCTCACCTGCTTTAAGTTTATTATTAAACCCTCAAAGAAAAACTACTAATAATCAATATAAAATAATTCAAGCAATTAAAGAAGAAAGAGAAAGAACAAGTGGTAATTATGAAGCAGTATTTGGCAAAATTACTAATTTTAAATGGTCTATGGATCCTGATGGAAGTTATAATTGTGTGGTAGAATTAAGAGGATTAGGTGAGATGATAGAAAGTTTAAGATTAAATGTAAATACTAAAACTGATGAAAGTAAAATTGATAATGATGCTAAAGATTTAACTGAAAAAGCATTAGCAGATGAGGATGAAGATAATCCAATTCCATTAGTAGCAGCAGGTCAATCCGGGGGAACTTTAATAGAAAATTTATTTGCTATATATCAAAATGAAAAACAAAAAACAGGTGAAAACCAAACTGAATGGTTAGATAATGAATTAGATACAAATGGAATTGATACAGTTTCTTCCTATACTATGAATGATTTTCCTATTGTTTCTAATAATGGGGGGTTTGTCAGAAAATCAGTAACTTTTAATAGAGGTATTATAAGTTTAGTTCAAACAACAACTGATCTAAAGAATTTTACACCTCAAGTATATATAAAGTTTGGTATTCTTATAGCTTTAATTCAAAAAAATATAGTTCCTACCAATGGTAAGGGAGCACCCAATTATGTTTTTGATATGAATTTTGAAAATTTAAAATCCGACAATAATTTCATAAGAAGATTCCCAGGCCAATTTCCAACTGCCCCCCACAAATTTATAATACCTTATACTAATCATGAGTTAAATAATCTTGAAATAAAATATCTTACGAAATTAACTCCACTTGTTGAATTTGAGAAAACATTCCAAAAGAAAGAATTTAATGACATTGCTGGTACTGGAAAATCTGGTTGGGAGTATAATAAATATTTAGGTAGATTAGCAAATGTTTACGTAAATATTAATCATGTAGCACAAATAATTTTAGATATGGATGGAAAAATAAATGACATCCAAAAAAATGAAAAAGATTTATTTGCTTTTTTGAAACAATTACTTACAGAGTTAAACATAGGTTTAGGAGGTATAAATAATGTTAAAATAAAAATACCTAATGAAGGAGAAAGAATAAGATTTGTTGAAGATATACCACAAACATTTTTTGGTGATCCTCCTGTAACATATAAAAGAAAAATGTGCAAATTTAATACTTTTGGATTCAACCACTCAAATCCAGAAAATCGTGCAGGAAGTATAGTAAGAAATTTAAGTATAGATGCTAGTATTCCTTCTAACTTTTCAACTATGATATCTATAGGATCTCAATCTAATGGTAATCAACCAAGTGGTAATGCTACGTCATTTTCAAACTACAATGCTGGTATTATTGATAGAGTAATTCCTAGAAAAGTATTAACAGACAAAGACCAATCAGTTCCTGAGGCACAAATTCAACTTGTAAAAATGGATGATACTATTAAAGAATTAAATAGTAAAGGTTGGTGGTCTGATAGTGGTGTAGGTTCGATATTTAATGCCGATGGAGGATTATGGTCTGATGTTTTTCGCGATAGAAATTGGTATGGTGATGATATAGAAACCTTTATGAATTTAGGTACTACATATCATCAACAATTAAATGGATTATATTCCCAACCCGCGGCTTCAGGTGGATTAGGAGTAATGGAAGCACCTTTTTTCTTACCTTTTAATTTAAGTTTAGATTTAGATGGCATATCAGGTATTGTTATGATGCAAAGATTTGAAATTGATCAAAAAATACTTCCTCCATCATATGATAAAGATTCTGTAGAGATAATAGTAAAATCAGTAGACCATGAAGTTAATAAAGATTCTTGGGTAACTAAGTTAGGTACTCAATCTGTACCAAAGGTAAAACTAAGAAAGGTACCATCATCAAAACTTGAAAAAGGAAGTACTAGTGGTGCTACTAGTAATAGTAAAACTAAAAGATATGATACTAAACAATTTGATAGAACAGGTGATCCTATTGATGCTTTACGAAGAATGGAATTAACATTAGTAGGAAAAGTAAATAAAAATGTTACTTTAGGGGTATTAACAATATTTGATACTGATGAAACAACGGTTAGAAGAAGATTTGCTTGTATGTTAGGCCCTTCAAATATAATGAATCTTTTTCCTAATGCTGGAAGTATAGATGGTGAAAGATTTTTATGTGTAAATAATGATAGTCAGTTTGGACTAACAACTCATTTAGTTGGAAATAGTTCGAATGGTTATAATTTTGATGAAATTATAATAAAAGGAAGAGGACCTGTTGCAAATATGCTTATACAAGGAGGAAGTTCATTGAAATTTCTTGGTGGACATGAGGAACAGAATATTATTATTGGTTATCAATTTCAATCACAAACAAGCCAGTCACAAGTTGATAAAAATGAAATTGGTTTAGGAAGTTATTATAAAGCAACAGCACCTGATATAAATCAACAAGGTAAAGCAGCTCAAAAAGAGGCTCAAGCTTTCCTTGAAGGTGTTGATTATTGGTATATGGATGTAGTAGATTTAATACCAAATAGAAATACTGCTAGAAAAAAAGGTCAATATTTAAGAAAAATTTTCGTAGATACATTACAAGAAAATTTCCCTAATGATTTTTCAACATTATACCCACCCCTAGGAACTACTAATATAGAAAATGAAATAAAAAAATATAAAGCAGCAGCAAAAAGTAACTTTGATAGCAGCTATAATTCAAGTGTTTGTTGTTTTATTGCTGGTACTAAAATTACATTAGCAGATGGTAATTATAAAAATATTGAAGATATTATAGTAGGTGATGAAGTAGTTGGGTGGAAAGATGGTAAACGTAGTAATAGTGCTGTAATTGAATTAAAACCAACACTATTAGGTAATCGTTCTTTATATAACATTAATGATTTTAAAATAACATTTACAGATGAACATCCATTCTTAACAAAAGATGGTTGGAAATCAATTGTACCTGATGAGGGAACTGATTATGGAATATTAAAAGTAGGTGATATTATTAATAAAGATAACAAGTGGACTCAAATAGAAGAAATTAGTAAAGTACAAGAAGATTCTCAGTATGATACTCCTGTTTATAACTTTACAGTAAAAGATATTCATAGTTACATAGCAGATGATATAATAGTACATAATAAATAAAAATGTATATACCTAAAAATAAAGTAAAAACTAATCAATATACTAGAGGAGGTGAGTATCAAACTCTCCTTAATGGAGAAAATTATGTAGGAGCATATTGGACGATGGCTAATGGTAAAACATTCTCAGGGGTAGATCCTAATGATAACCCTCAAGAAGAAATAGTTCCATTTGTATCTAAACTAACAGGAGTATTCGATTTTATACAACCAGATCAAATTCAGGTATATGCATATAATTGGAATACAGAAACAGTACCTGGCCAATTTCAAAATATGGATAATATTTCAACTTATAATGCTATTACTAAAACTGATATGAATAAAAAAACATTCATACCAAAAGAGTTTTACCCAACACCAACTGATGAAGATTATAAAATAGGTAATTTTAAAAGATATTTTTGTATTAAAGCAAATGAACCTATATTTGTAGAATTAAGTAAAAGTACATTTGATTTATTAAAAAGTGAAGATCCTAAGTATGATTGGAAAATTTGGAATATATTTGTTATTATTTGGACTATAACAGGAAATGAAGAAGATGTTTTACAAACTAATTTTAATCAAGTTAAATTAACTGAAAAAAGATTAAATACAAGAGGTCTTGGTGAATATTTATTAAATAATTATATTCAATTTTATGCTAGAAATAGTGAAGAAATATTATACTCAAATGGAGAAGAAGGTCTTATATTACCTGATGGAACTGCATATATTGGTTATTATCATGCTATGTTAGATGGAACTCTTATGACAGGTAAATATCATGGTAAAGGTAAAGACATAATTTTAACAAGTATTTATGATTAAACTTGGATTATAAGTAAATCCATTGTATATTGAACCAAAATAAGAGTTATGTTTTGGTTAGTTGAAGATGATAAGCAGTTAGAGGTATTTAAAAATTATATTAGAGAGGAAGCATTTGTTGAAATAATTCCGTATTCTAATGTAGAGCATCCCACAAAAAGTGGAATTTGTGCTGTTTATATTCGCCCGTTAAATGCCGCAAAGGGGTTTATATTGACAAACGACCATAGCGAGACATTAAATGTTGGTATAGACGCTATAAAATGCGTGTTAAACACATTAGACAAGGTGTATGTACGTGATAAGAAGAGTTTTTTACATTATTTGATATTACAAAAGCTTTTTGACATTACATTAACTACACCTACGTATATACCAGAATCAACTCAAACACATAATTACTTTTACAACAAGTATCCCGACAAAAAGGATGTTAATAGAATAGTACCTATAGTTAAACATTATGAATATTGTGAGAATATATTTAACGACTTAAAAAACAAAATAAATGAGCCAATCAACGACTTTTACAACACAAAAGCCACAGTGGTTTTCAACGCCGTGGAGCAAAGTGGTATACGAATTAATAGAGAAGAATTCAAATCGCACTTTTACGATGAGCGTAGCGAATACGTATACACGCAGTACAACTTTAAAACATTAACAACTAGACCCGCAAATAAATTCAATGGAGTTAATTACGCAGCACTTAACAAGGATAATGGATGTAGGAAGAGCTTTATTCCACGTAACAGCAAGTTTATTGAGTTGGATATTGGTGCTTATCATCCTACTCTTTTGGGGTTGTTGGTGGGGTATGACTTTGGTGATGATGATATTCATAAATCATTTGCAGAAATGTATGGCGTGGATTATCAAAAGTCTAAAGAGCTAACATTCAAACAACTATACGGAGGAGTATTCGAGCAGTTTAAAAATCTGGAATTTTTTCAAAGAGTTCAAATATATGTGGATGATTTATGGTTAAGATTTAACGAAAAGGGCTGGATTGAATGTCCTGTTTCAAAGCATGTATATAAAAAAGATAAGCTGGAGGACATGAAACCCCAAAAGCTATTAAATTATGTACTACAAAACTTGGAGACCGCAATGAATGTTCGTATATTATGGGACATATTTAAATCATTAAGAAATCGAGAAACTAAGCTAGTCTTATATACTTATGATTCGTTTTTGTTTGATTTTAAAGAAGGAGAGGAAGATTTGATTGATGAAATTAAACAAATAATAAAAAAATATAAATTACAAATAAAAGAAAGTTATGGAAGCAACTACGATTTTAGATAAACCGGTTAATATGTATACTGTAGACGATTTTAACGAATTCTCTACACTAAATATAAAAGATTTGAACAACAAATTATTTTGCACATTTACCACATTAGATGAGTTAGATTCATTAATTGATGGATTAACCTCTAAGTATGATATCATGTATAATAAGATATTTGTATTGCATATTAAAAGCAATGACGAATATGTTTGCACATATAATATTGATCAGGCAAATCTAGATAGCTTACCCCAAAATACGATTCTTGTACATAGAAAAAAAGAATCAAACACATTGTATACTATAAATGCCCTTAATGAATTGATAAAAAAATTAAATGGAGGAGTAGTTGATACTAAATTTCCAATTACTTGGGAACATTATAGAAATACAGTTTTACTTACTCAAAGAGATGAATTGAAGCAATTAAAGACTAAAATTCACAAGATTCTTGAAGTATAGTTAGGCAAATCGAACATTCGTTCGTATATTCACCACATTAATAAACGTTATAAAACAAAAAAAAAGTTATTATGGATTTAAATTTAATCAAACAACGCTTAGAATCGTTAAACAAGCAATCTTCCAATAATACAGGAGGAAAAGGAAAATCACTTTTCTGGAAACCTTCAATTGGAAAACAAGTAGTTAGAGTAGTACCTAACAAACACAATAAACAAATACCATTTACAGAAATGTTATTTTATTATGGAATCGGGCCAAGAGTAATGGCATCACCACAAAATTGGGGTGAAAAAGATCCAATACAGGAATTCACAAAACAATTACGTCAAAGTGGAGATAAAGAAAACTGGAGATTAGCTAAAAAATTAGATGCTAAAACTCGTATTTTTGCTCCTATTGTAGTAAGGGGTGAAGAAGATGAAGGTGTTAAGTTATGGCAATTTGGTAAACAAGTATACCAAGATTTCTTAAATATGGCTTCTGATGAGGAAATTGGAGATTTTACTGATATTGTAGGAGGTAGAGATATTAAATTGACTACTGTAGGACCTGAAGTAACAGGAACTCCTTATAATAGTACATCAGTAGGACCATCTTTAAAAACGTCACCAATATCTAATGATCAAAATGTTGTAAAAAATATTCTTGAAAATCAACCAAACCCAATGGATGTATTTAAAAAACATACATTTGATGAAGTTAAAGCTGGATTACAAGAATTTTTATCTCCTGATGAGCAAGAAGGTAGTATTTCATCTGAACCATCTGTACCATTTGATGGTGAGAAGAAAAATTACTCATTAGATACTAATAAAGGTAAAGCTAAAGTAGATCAGTTTGATGATTTATTTAAAGATGACAAAGAAGAAAAAGACGATTTACCGTTTTAATAAATAAAATAATACATGGCGAAAAAGAAAAAATCACTATCGGAGGCAGTCTCTGCAGAAATACAATCGAATTTCAATTTAGATGCATTTAAAGAGAAAAAGGGATTAAAACAAAACATTAAGTTTAAAGACCAAGAATGGATCCCTTTATCACCAGCATTCCAGGATGTAACTTCAATTCCCGGTATTCCTATGGGTCATATTGTTCTTCTTAGAGGACATTCAGATACAGGTAAGACAACAGCGCTTTTAGAAGCAGCTGTTGCTGCCCAAACCCGTAAAATTCTACCAGTATTCATTATTACAGAGATGAAATGGTCTTGGGATCATGCAAAAATGATGGGTATGGATGTCAGAGAAGTTATAAATGAAGAAACAGGTGAAGTAGAAAATTATGAAGGTAACTTTATTTATGTAGATAGAGAAACTATTAATTCTATTGAAGATGTTGCTGGGTTTATTTTAGATTTAATTGATGAGCAAAAGAAAGGTAATTTACCATATGATTTATTATTTCTATGGGATTCAATTGGTTCAGTACCTTGTGAAATGTCAATTAAATCAAATAAAAACAATAATGAATGGAATGCAGGTGCTATGTCAACTCAATTTGGTAATAGTGTAAATCAAAAAATTACATTATCTAGAAAAGAGTCATCACCTTATACTAATACATTAGTTGCTATTAATAAAGTGTGGACATTAAAAGCAGAATCACCAATGGGTAAACCTAAATTAATGAATAAAGGTGGATACGCAATGTGGTTTGATTCTACGTTTGTAGTCACATTTGGTAATATTATGTCAGCTGGAACTTCTAAAATCAAAGCAATTAAAGATGGTAAACAAGTTGAATTTGCTAAAAGAGTAAACATTCAAATTGATAAAAATCACATTAATGGTGTTACTACTAGAGGTAAAATTGTTATGACTCCTCATGGATTTATAAATGACAACGATAAAGAGTTGAAAAAATACAAAGAGGATAGAAAAGAAGATTGGAAGAAAATTCTAGGTGGTGATGATTTTAGAGTAGTCGAAGAAGATCAAGCATACTCAGATATAACATCTTTTGGAGACGAGCCACAGTAAATTTTGATACCCGGAATATCTTTCGTATATTCCGGGCATAAAAACAGCATATGAAACAAAAAGAATTATTTAAACTTCTTGATGGGATTCAAGAACAAGGGGAGGAAACTGTACAAAGTGAAAGAATATTATTTATAGATGGTTTAAATTTATTTTTTAGGAACTTTGCAGTAATGAATATGGTAAATCCAGATGGTGTCCATATAGGAGGTTTAGGTGGTTTTTTTCGTTCATTAGGTGCTATGATTCGCCAAATGGACCCAACACAAGTTTATGTAGTATTTGATGGAGCTGGGTCAGCTAACAATAGAAAAAACATAAATCCATTATACAAATCAGGTAGAGATTTACAACGTATAACTAATTGGGATGCTTTTGATGATAAACGAGATGAAGATGATTCTAAGGTAGATCAAATGGTTAGAGTAATTCAATATTTAAAAACATTACCTGTTAAAACTGTTAGTATTGATAAAGTTGAGGCTGATGATATTATAGCTTATTTATGTAATAAAGTAATTAATGACCCAAAAGATAAAGCGTTTATAGTATCCTCAGATAAAGATTTTATTCAATTAGTAAATGATAATGTTATAGTGTATCGTCCTATGGAAAAAGAATATTACACAGAACAAACTGTAATTGATAAATACAAAATGTCACCTAAAAACTTTATATTACATAAAACATTATTAGGTGATAGTTCAGATAAGATTAAGGGTATCAAAGGTTTAGGTGAAAAAGGATTATATAAAAAGTTTCCTG